TATATATGGATAATTGTTTGTTGCATCAAATACATCACGAATAACAAATAATTGATTAATTGGTCTAAATGTAACATTTATGTGTAACTCGTTGTATTGTAATGAAGTCAACGGAAATGCCATTTGTGATTTAAGACCAAACCAAGTATTTAAAGGAATATATAGGTTTCTACCCCTAATGGAAGGTTCTGGACCAACTATATCGCTAGTATAGTAAGCATTTGGATATGAGTTAATACGAGAATTTGCGTTTGCTGGATTGTTTAGTTCTGGAATATTACCAATCATTTTATCAAATAGACCTTTTTTTGTATCGCTAAAATCTCTTTGGACCGCTGCTAATAAATAATCTCCAGAATATTCTTGTAATGTATAATTACCGCAAGTAATTGATATTTTTGCTATCATTTTTGCTCCTAGATTTTCAATCCATTTAAATTCATATGGTGCCCATTGTTCAATATTACCTAAACCTTGTGCTGTGGTTTCATCTGTTACTTGTTGTGGTGGAAGAATTGGACTCCAAATATTTGGTAATGCTACTGACAGATAACAATCCATCAATAAATCGGCATAACGAGGAATTTTAAATGTAAATGTGGATTCTTCTGACAGGCGTAAAGTTTTGGAACCCTCATAATCAACACGAAATTTTTGTAAACCAAAATTAGTATATTGATGATATGTTGATTTAAAAAAAGATTTACTTGGATTGCCATTTAGTACAATATTTTGTTGTCCCAAACTAACAAGATTCATTAAGCCTCCGGGCATATTTTTGTATATTATAACGATATATTTAATTCTTTATCCGTATATATAGTTTAAAACAAAACAACACAAAATTTAGGACAAATTCTTAATACAATAAATTATTATTTATTATAGTATTATAATAGTATTATGGAAGAACCTACAAAAAACGCAGGACAAATGGTGAATGAAACAATTAATAATGCTTTTAAATCAGTAAAAGAAATGAAAGAATCAACCCTTATATTGCTAATTGTAGTTGTTACATTATTAATTATATTAATAGCAATAGTATATTATTTTTATTATAGTTTTTTAAGAAAACGCGAATGTAAAGCGATGAATACTATTTATGGAGAAGTAAATACAAAAATACGTTCAGTTGACACTAGTCTAGAAGATTTTGGATATACATTTAAGGATTATTATATTAAAACTGCTTATAATTGTTGTAGTGGTGGAAATTATAAAAACGATTATGTTGATACTTGTATAATAAAAGATGTATTAAAACAGGGTGTCAGAGGTCTAGACTTTGAAATATTTTCTATAGACGATGAACCGGTGATAGCTACATCCACAAGCGATAGTTATTACATTAAAGAAACATTTAACTATATTAAATTTGCTGATATTATGGCAATTATTCGCGATTATGCGTTTGCTAGTTCCACTGCTCCAAATCCATTTGATCCTATTGTTATACATCTTCGTATTAAAAGTACGAATCAAAATATGTATAAAAAATTTGCTGAAATATTTAAAAATGGAGGATTTAATACATTAATGTTAGGCGATGCTTATAGTTATGAATGTCACGGAACAAATATGGGGAATGTGAAATTAAAAGATATAATGGGAAAAATAGTTTTAATTGTAGATAGAAGTAATACATCATTTTTAGAATGTCCTGAATTTTATGAATATGTAAATATGACAAGCAATTCAGTGTTTATGCGCGGATTACATTATTATGACATTAAATATACACCGGATATGAATGAGTTAATTGAATACAATAAACAAAATATGACAATTGGTATGCCAGATAAAGGCTCTAATCCAGACAATCCTAGTGCTATAGTTATGAGGGAAATGGGTTGTCAACTTTTAGGAATGAGATATCCATTAATAGATACTAATATTGAAGAAAATAATATATTTTTTGATGAAAGTGGCTATGCTTTTGTTTTAAAACCAGAAAAACTACGTTATATCCCAGTGACAATTCCTTTACCCCCTCCACAAAACCCAGAATTATCATTTGCTACAAGAACAGTTCAATCAGATTTTTATAAATTTGAAGTTTAGGAAGAAGATGATAAATAACTTTTTAACATTTCATATGATATATTTTATATAATTATTATATGAAAGACATTTGCGACAAAAAAATGAAATTTGAAGACTGTGAATTAGCAATTTTAAGAGCAGCTGTTGATAAAGCAGATGAAAAACAAGGTAGAAAGGTAGTTGAATCTGACGAAATTAGACGTATGATAGAAATTGTTGAGAATTTTTTAAGAAAAAAACAGCTAATATGCTACGGTGGTACTGCAATTAACAATCTCTTACCAAAACATGACCAATTTTATAACAAAAATATAGAAATTCCTGATTATGACTTTTATAGTTCTAATGCTTTAAATGATGCTAAAAATTTAGTCGACATTTATGTTGAAAAGGGATTTGTCGAAGTAGAGGCTAAATCGGGTCAACATCACGGAACATATAAAGTATTTGTGAATTTTATACCTGTAGCTGATATAACATCTATACCTAAAGAGTTGTTTAGTGCTATTAAAAACGAGGCGGTAAGGGTTGGTGGTATTTTATACGCTCCTCCAAATTTACTGCGAATGGGAATGTATTTAGAATTATCTAGACCAGAAGGGGATGTTTCAAGATGGGAAAAAGTATTGAAAAGATTAATATTATTAAATAAACATTATCCACTTGTAGGCAAACAGTGTCATGAACTCAATTTTCTGAGACAAATGGATGATACACAAAATATGGAAAAAATATATGCTACGGTACAACATACATTGATGGATCAAGGTGTTGTATTTTTCGGAGGTTATGCTTTGTCTTTATATTCTCAATATATGCATAAAAATTTGAAACAAAAATTAGAAAAATTTCCGGACTTTGATGTTTTGTCTACTGAACCATTATTAACGGCACAAATAGTAAAGGAACGATTAGAAGACGTCGATATCCAAAATGTTAACATTATTAAACGTCCTGGTGTAGGTGAAATCATTGCTCCACATTATGAAATTAAAGTAGGAAATGATACTATCGCATTTATTTATGAACCACTTGCGTGTCATAGTTATAATATAATTAAAGAAGATGGATATGAAATAAAAATAGCTAGTATAGATACTATGCTTAGTTTTTGGTTGGCATTTTTGTATGCGAATAGACCATATTATGATAAAGATCGTATTTTATGTATGGCAAAATTTTTATTTGAAGTTCAAGAAAAAAACAGGCTCTCCCAAAAAGGTTTACTAAAACGTTTTAGTATTAATTGTATAGGACAACAAGAAACAATTGAAGAAATGCGGGCAGAAAAAGCTAAAAAATATATTGAACTAAAAAATAAACCAAAAGATCCTGAATACGAAGAATGGTTCTTGCGTTATAGACCAACTGATGTAAAATCAGGTGATAAAAAACAGGACAAAAACAGTAAGGATATAAAAACCAGAAACAATAAAAAAAAGAAGAGAAAAAATAAAACTATAAAACGAAAGGGAATTTTCTTTTAATATTTATAATTTAAGACCTAGTCCCAGTTTAAAATAATGCCAAAAGCCTTTTCGATCCTTAATTTTACAAAATTTGGTATTAGTGACAACATCAATCCATGTTAACTGCGATGATTTAACAGTATCTTTTATTTCACCACCATATGATATAAATCCAAAAACCAATAACAATAATATAGCATAAAAAAGCAGGTTTTCTATTTTGTTTAATATAGTAAAAAACTCATGATTTATTGGTATTATTTGTATTTTAAATGGCCAATCGATAGAAATTAAGAAATCCTTTTTTTTGTTTTTATTCTTTTCATCTAAATAATAATCCTTGTTCAATTCAATAAAATAAATAGTGAATATTAATAAAAATACAAAAAATGAAATTCTCATATCTAAACGCATTACAATTAAAAAAACTAAAAAATAGATTATAGAATATACAAATTTTACGATAGGAGATATATTCTCAAAATTTCCTGTATTTGAAAAAATAGTAACTAAAAAATAAAATAAAAAAAAGGAGGCAGCCAAGTTAAACCATTTACTGTTTTTTAAAAATACCAATTGTTCACAGTTTATCAAACTATCGCCGATTTGTGCTCCGAAAATGATCATTAAAAAGGCAGCAAATGATTTCACCATATCAGCTTGCGTGTATGTAATTTCATTAAACAACTCTAACATTGTATTATAATATTACATTATAATATTATAATAATTCATTCTTTATAAAAGTTCAGGTTTTGAATGTACGATCACATTCATCAGTGAACTCATATCTATAAAATGTTTTCGGCGGCAATGTATCAATCTGCCCACCAATATCTAAATTTGTCAATGTAAAATTTGGATAACTTTTTTTCATCTCAACAACAGTTTTAATAATGTTTTCTAAATCCAGCCATCTTGGAGCGCCATATTTTCTATAATCTGTTTTATTCATGTTTTTCGCTATAACTGATAGTTCATCTTCACTTAATAAATTAAACCCATCAATGTTTTTCTCTTTTTCACCAATCATGATTTTAGATTCAGCAATATTTTCACGGCGTATATTTTCTTGACTAATACGTTTTAATTTATTTTCAATATCACTTAGTTCTTTTTCTACAAGACGAAGTGAGTTTTGTGCTTTCTCTCTTTCTATTTTAATAATCCTTTTCTTTTCATTTAAAGAAATAGTTAAAGCATTTAATTCTTCTTGAGTTTTTTCGTATAACGGGTTCATATCCATTTGTTAGACGTCTATCTTTAAGCATTTTATTTACTTTTTAAAATTTACTAAAATGCTTTACTGTTTTAGATAATGAATAATATATAAATCCGAATAACGAACCAGTAAAAAGTAGTCCATTAATGTTATAATTGCCATCTGTATGACACAAAAATGGTAAATATTTATATAAAGATTTTTTGAATATTGGTAACTGAAATATAAAATATAATACTGCCAATAATAGAGGTCCTTGTAATTCATCATAAATACTATCCAATGAATTCTGTACCTGTTCGTTTCTATAATAGTTATTTATATCCTCATCTGATTCAACAATATAGTCTCTAGATGCGGGTGATGGTATATAATTAGGTTGAACTTGTGTGTCTTGTGTTAGTTGTTCAGTATTTAAAGGGATGTCTCTACTGGGTAATGAAGTAGCACCAGCTAAACTGGCTTGTTGTAATCCATTTACTATTTGACTAATAGTCGATTGATCTAACGTTAATTGACCATTCGGCATTTGTTGTGGTTTAGTTTCTAAAGTAATATTTCCACCAACAGAACCACCGTTTGCTGGATCAGTTGGTAAATCATTTATACTTGTGGTATTAATATCAGACATAATATATTATCTAAAGATACATCTATTTTTAAAATTACGCAAAAATAAACCTTTTTACTTTTTCTGTAGTAAACTTTAAAGACGGACTATTTTCTTACTAGTGTCACATTTTACTGCACTTTTTTCCATTTTATAACATTTACCATCAAATTTATATGTCTGATCCTCTATTTCTTCTAATGGAGGCGCCGCAAATGTTCTACATCTTTTTCCTTGGCATACTGCTCTAAAAAATGTAGCTAAACCAATCCCTAAAATAATAGACATCATTATTTTACCCGTATTGCTATGAACGAACTTTTCCAAATGCATATGTATATTATATGATTAAAAAATAATAAAACTTATTGTTTATTGTTTATTATTATATTAATTTTG